CCCGAACGCTGAAGACCTTTACGACGCCATCCTGTTTACGCTCGGGACAACCAACGGCAAATTCATCTGCACTAGCACGCCCTGGAACAGTGACAGCCTGTTCTGGAAAATCTGCAATCATGATGATTTCAGCGATTTTGCAAGGCACCATGTAACTTGGGAGAGGGCGAAAGAGCCTAATGGGCCGCTTAAGCTGGGTATTCTTGAGAAGATTCGCAAGCAGTTGCTTAATGATCCTGCGCGGTGGCGCCGTGAAATGGAGGCTGAATGGGCTGAGGACGAGGACGTTTGGCTTACTCAAAGTCTCATCGTTAGCTGTATTGACAGCGAACTGGTGCCTTACGCTTTTGAGTCTCAGCCTGCCTGTGGCGAATTTTTCGTCGGCGTTGATCTCGGGCAAAAACAAGACTACAGCGTTGTAGTTGTGATAGAGAAGCGGGGGCATCTTTTGCGAGTAGTTCACGTTCACAGGTTTCCTTTACACACTGAATACGCCAGTGTGATCGGCTACGTTAAGAGCCTTCAGGACCGTTGGCACGTGATTCGATCCGTCTATGTCGACTACACCGGTGTTGGAGTTGGTATCGTTGAGGATATGGTTAAGGGCGGAGTTCAAGGCGTCACCGGCATAACGTTTACGGTTAATTCTAAGGAAGACATGGCTAACATCTTGCGTGAGCGGATGCGTCAGGGCGAAGTGAAAATTTCCTACGTGCCTGTTCGCAAGTCCGGCGACATCGACCTTACCGTTGAGTTAAACGTTGAAAGGTACATGCTTATGAAAACGGGGCATGTCGGGTTCAGTCATCCAGAAGGCACTCATGACGACGTTTTCTGGGCCATGGCTCTCAGCTGCTATGGTGCGGTGCAGGCGCCTATGCCTGGTCGCGGCGCCGTGATGGCGGATTAAGAATACTGCTCAAAGTAATATCCTGTAGTGTTGATGGTGATTTGGCTTGAGTTTCGTTGTTGATCGTGTTCGTAAGGGTTTGCGTTCTGTTAGGGCTGCCTTCAGTGCTCAGCGGGACGTGCCGCCAGCGATCAGCAAGCAGCAGATTAAAGAGGATATCCCGGTTAATTGGGAAAAAGACAATGTTCTCATGAATTACGTTAACAAGTACATGTTGAAGGGCGTTGGCTCCGGGTTTGTTACTCCTCCCTACACGGCGCAATGGGATTTGGTCTGGGGCGCGACGCCGATTGAGGACCTGCCGAAATACAAGGACCTGTACACTTTTACGCCGTACATTAAGGCGGCTGTTGACGTCACTGTTAACTTGGCCATTTCGAACGGGTTTGTTTTGGACGGCGGTGAGACTGCTATTCGCGAGTGGCTGACAGACTGGCTTGATGAGCAGAACATTCTGCACACGTTACGGGTTGCCGCGGCTGACATGCTGGTTTTCGGCAACGCTTACCTGGAGATTTGCCGTGACGAAGACAGCGGCGCCGTTGCCTGGCTTAAACCGCTCGATCCCGTTTACATGCGTCCCCGACGTGATGCTTACGGCGAGGTTTTCGGCTACATTCAACTGTTAACCATGCCGCCTGTGGTTTTCACAGCCCAAGACATGATACATCTGCGTTGGGGCGCTAAGAGCTGGTGGTACGAGTTTTCGTACGGCACAAGCCTGATTAGGCCGCTGTTGAAGATTCAGGCGTTAATCAACCAGTTTGAGAATGACATGGCGGCCATTTGCCACACTTACACTAAGCCCATGCTCGTGGTAAAGGCTGGTACCCCTCAGAATCCTTTCAGCGACGCTCAGCTTCAGTCATTGAAGGAGGCTTTTCAAACCCGTAAGCCTGGCTCTGACGTTTTTATTCGTGGCGACGTGGAGGCTCAGGCGATTCAAAGTATGACTAAGGAGATTAACGTTGAGTTTTGGCTTAACTACCTCTACAAGGAGCGTGAAGCCGTCCTCGGCGTTCCCAAGATTTTTCTCGGCGAAAGTGAGGGTGCTAACAGGGCTACGGCTGACGTCGTTATGCAGGAGTATGTCACCCGGCTGCGCATGATTCAGGAGATCATCGGCGATCTGTTGGAGACTGCTCTGTTTAAGCAACTTATCGATGAGGAGTTTGGCGAAGGGCAGGAGATTCCTAAAGTTAAGTGGAAGCCGATTTGGGAAGCTCCAGTTACTGAAAAGGCCAAGTTTATCACCGGGCTGGTGCAGGCTGGAATTATTACTGTTAGTGAAGCTCGGACGCAGTTAGGTTTTCCTCCTCAGCCTCAAGAAGGTACTTTGCCTGCTCAGCCCTTGCAGGTCGAGGGGGAAGACGCCTATAAACGCTCAGTTAGGGCATCAGTGACATGATGACACAGCTAAACACTTGTAATGAAAATGATAACGGCGTACACCTTAGACGACAGAATCGCTATGCGCAAGTTTCTTATACTCGAGGCTATTACTGAGAAAGTGAGAAATTGTGACGCGTATAGTGGATTTCAAATATGCAAACTTTTTAAACACTAAAGAAAAACATAAATTTAAACGCGCCAAAATCCTTAACCCATTAATTTATTTGACAGGTGGATCACATGCCGAAAAAAAGTAAAACAACAACTGAAAAACCAGAAAGTAAAGAGACGCTCATACCATACGGCATACTCTACGAAGTACCTGAGGTTGCGTTTAGTGAATATGTTAATCAGTCTAAATTAAATAAACTTGGCGAGAAACTTGGGAAAGAGATAACGCTAGTTAGTTTAGGCTTTGCTTTTCCAGAAACACGCGAAAATGTTATGCTAGTTGGAAACCCAAAAATAGAGAAAGAGAAAAAAACTGTTATGATTATGATAGCATCCGATAAGAGTATTGGTGAAAAATTTCATGCTGCTCTAAAGGCAATGAATGAAAAGGTGTCCCAAACTGACTGAAATGAAAGAAATTTCCAAGCAACTGAGTGAATCGTTTGGTATCAATCTGATTGCCAATACTCAAGAGTTCCGACAACTTTATTCCGCATACAAAATTTCGAGATTAGCACAAGAACTTTTAATAGAAAATTCGGAAATACGCGATTATAGCGATATAAATGTTATTGGGAAAATTTTGCAGAGTGATAATGCATACCTCGCTACAATGTTATCAAGTAGTCTCAAAGCTATCGTTACATATTTAAAAGAAAGGCAATATAAATTTACTATCCATGTTTACCTTTCGAAAGACCCTTACGTTAGAAATTGGGAAGGAATAACAATTCTGATATACGCAAATTATAGGAATTTTGCAGAGCAAATGAAAATTTGGCGAGAAATTGAAACACTTGTTACAAGCATCTTTAACTCTGCTCGAAACAAGGATTCTATAGATATAAGAAAAATTAATGAGGCTAACGAAGTAATCGCTACGTCTGTAGAGAAACTTGAATAGAGTTTGACTTGAAATGATTTATAACCCGTTGCAGCTATTGGAGTTTTGTAAAACACTAAGCAAGCAAACAAATACGCGTAATATGGAAACCAATACTCGTGTAATTTTAAGCAGAGCGTATTACTCTGCTTTTTTGCATTCACGTGAATACTTGAAAGAGAAATACAATGTCCGGTTTTCTGGAGACGGAAGTGACCACGTTCATGTTGAGCGAGAGCTTAAAGCGTGTATTCGTCAACCCGATAACAGACTTTTTAGTTCCATCATGAGAGAAATGAGAGAAAATAGGTGCGCTGCTGACTACGATCTTAATAGTCCCGCGACAGCAATAAGTCGATTCTCCGCAGTATCCGTAAGAAAAAGGCAATTAAGTTTTGACTTAACCACTCAAGTTAACACCATTCAGAAAGCAGAGTACGTCACCAGCAATCTGCAAAGATAACTTAACATTATGTACCTTAATCGAACAGAATCCTTTCAATCGTTCATAAACAACGGGAAACGACGAAATCCTTAACCGAATTACCTTACTTGCCTTTTTAGAGCACGGTTCGCGCAAGCGGGAATCACTCAAATTTCCTTGCCTATTCCCAGAAAAAAGTCACACTATGTTTCAGCAGCCTTCTATGGCTGCTCGTTTAGGTAGGTTTGAATGACATGCCAGGTATAGAAGAAACTGCCAATCAGTATAGATACAGAGTTAAGGATCCCTCGGCTTTTGAGAAGTTCCGAGTGAAAGAGCTCGGCAAAGGCGTCAAGATTACGATTGGGAAAGTTAAGGGTTCGGATCGCTGGGAGATTCAGAGTTACATGTTTGAGAAGGCGTCTTTCCCAGATGCTAAGTCTGTTCGCCGGTGGCTTGATCAGCATTTGAAGGCAGAGATACGGACGCTTCTCGATTTTGGGGCATGGGACGAGTGGCGCCGACGTTTTGTGAACGCGTACATGGAAATTTCAAACGTTTCAGAGTGATCTATCTGCTATAATTTTTAGGGCTGTTTCTTTGCTGAGTTTGTTTTGATCTAACAAGCGATGATGATTAGGGCAAAGCATAATCACGTTTGCGAAGTTATCCTTGCCACCTTTGTTTCGAGGAATTACATGGCAAACATCAACAGACCCTTCATCCCAACCACATACTTCGCATTTAGAGGGTAAGTGATGTTTGATACTTTGGCGGAAGGATGCGTTAGAAACATAAATCCCGCTATTCTCATACTTGCGCTTTCCGGCATAAAACGCGTTCATTGTTCGACTGTGCCCTATTGCGAAACATTTTCTTGAGCAGTATCGAGGGTTGCGTCTGTCTGATAGATAATAAGAAAACGGTTTACCGCAAACGTCACAGTTTCTCGTCTGCTTTATTCTGCTATTAATGGCGCGAAGTTTCATTTGGCAACTATGAGAACAAGTTTTCCGTCGCCGAACGTGTGAGGGTTGGAGTTTAAACTGTTTTCCGCAAACTTGGCAGGTTACTGTAATCGGCATAGGTATCTAATTACATAAACGGGTTACTGATTATATAAACAATGTTGTGACAGAA